TAAAAACAGAGCCTAAAAAAGTAGCTGGTCTTATAATGACTGAAGAAACAGATGTTGACAACAGGTATTTAAAAGCTAAAATAATATCGTGTGGTAATTTAGTTGAAGGGCTAAAAGATGGTGACACGATATATTACGATAAACACGCTGGACACGATATATCTTTTAACGATACTCTTTATAGAGTTATTCGTGACATGGATGTAGTTCTAGTAGATTAACCTAAGCCATAAACTAAAACCCTTATACTTAAAAACAAAAACAAATTATTAATTAAAAACAAAAAAAGATGACTGATCCATTATTAATCTTTATTGACGCTGCTGACGATGCTGCTGCTTACCCATTATCTAGACTTTATGGTATGACTGTAGCTGCTGACGCAACAGTATTAATGAAGTTCGAGAGCTCTATAGGTAGTGGTGGTACTGACGGCTCTGCTGCTGATATCATTACTTTAACTTGTACTGCAGACAAAGAATTAGCTGTGTTTAAAGGCATTGCAGAAAAACTTGAAGGAGCTAAAAGAAACGCTAAAAATGTAGGTTTTGTTACTATTTGTGATGATGTAAACTCTGTGTTTGCTCACCCTGACATTTTAAGTTGTACTTTAGCTATTGATTCTTAATAGTTGAGGTTAACAGCGCAAGATCTGCGTGAAATGAACATCCTTAAGTATTACAGGCTCACTAGAAAGTGGGTCTGTAAAACTTATGGGTTAAAAGATGCAGACTTAGAATTATTAATTTATTTAGATTGTAAAAAAAGATTTACACGACAAGAGTTTATAAATGGTACTTATACGTACTCATGGGATAAAGCAAGATGGGACAGATTAAGAAACGAAGGTTGGATTGATGTTTGGAGACATCGTAACAGAACAACTATAATGTACTCTGTATTTAAAACTTCGTGGAAATGTTCTCAAATGATAAGTAGAATTTACAGAATACTTTTAGGCGAAGAAGATATGCCTACATCAGAAAGAAGTATTTTTTATAATAATAAATCATACACAGATAAAGTATATAATAAAGCTATTGATGATATGATTAAAGATAAAGACAGATGAAAAAACAAAGCGCATTTACATTACGATCTGGTAACAAACCTAGTATAGCTAAACTTATGGGTGCTTCACCAATGAAAGTTGATGAAACAGTTGGTTTGTCTAAAGAAGAAAAGGAAAAGGATACAGAAATTACTGGGGGTAGTAAACGAGAAGTTATAATTGACTTACAAGATAGAATAGAGTTTTTAGAAAGTGATATTGAAAGTGAAACAAAAGCAATGAAAAAAGGAAAAATGATATCTCAAGTAAAAAAACTTAAAAAGAAACTAAAGCAATTGACGCAATAATGGGATTTAAACTAGGTACAAGTAGAGGTAATTTTGCCTCAAAAGGAGAAATAAAAACAAAGCTACGTTTTGGCAACGAGTCAGGACACGAAGGCTCTGTACCTGGTACGCCTGTTATAAGAAAGCCTTTAGCTGAAGGTATATTAGGAGAAGCTAACATGGATGGAACTATATTTATTAATGAAAACTTAGATCCAAATAGTGCAGAGTATAGACAAGTATTAATTCACGAGATGAAACACTCTACAGATATGAAAATAGGAAAACTAGCTTATGATGATGATACTGTTTACTACAATGGAGAAGAGTTTCCAAGAAAAGATATAGATGGTAAAGATATGATACTAGTAGAAGGTAAATGGAAAGAAGCAGGTAGCGAAGGTTTTCCTTGGGAAAAAGAAGCTAATAACGGAAATAATCAAGGAACAGTATGAGCGTGTTAACAGTTATAGATGGTATACCTTTATTTACAACAATAGATCAAGCTTTAGCTTGGGGCCAGAATTATAATATAGTTGGTTATCACACTCACTCTTACCAAGGGCAAATAGGCTATATGAGTGGTACTAATCATGCTGCTATAACTCAAGCTCTTCAAGCTCTTGGAATTATACAACCAACCGCAGACCAAGCAAACACTATAGTTAATATACCACAAGCTTCAAGTAGCAGTGGTGGAACCGGTGGAGGTGGTGGCGGTTATTAAAATAAAAACATGTTAAACAAATTATTTGGAGGCGGCGCAGCTGACCTCGTTAAAAATGTAGGTGGAGTTATAGATAACTTACACACATCAAAAGAAGAAAAGTTAGAAGCTGAAAAGCAAATAAAAGATATGATCATGGGTTACGAAGCTGAAATGCAAAAACAAGTAACTGAAAGATGGAAGGTAGATATGGCGTCTGATTCATGGTTAAGTAAAAATATAAGACCACTAGTTTTAATATTTTTATGTGTATCAACAGTATTATTAATATTTATTGATGCTGGTGTTATATCATTTGAAGTTAAAGCTTCTTGGGTAGACTTATTACAACTAGTATTAATAACTGTGATCGGTGCTTATTTTGGCGGTAGATCACTAGAAAAAGTAAAAAAATAAAATTATGAGTATATATTTATTAAAAGAAGTAACTCCAGATCTTATAAACGGAGATGTTTCGTCGATTATACAAAGCGATAAAAGTGACAAGCCTTTTAGCAACAATGACATTTTGTTTGATTGGACAGCTTTTGAACTACCAGGTGGTGGCGCTAAATTAAATAGTATAGCTGTTTATGTAACAGGTGAAGACGGTTCTACAGCTGCAGAGCAAGATATGTATCTATATTTTGCTAAAACAGTTAACGGTGCTGCGCCTGATAGCTTAGGGTCTGTTAATGCTGCTTTTAGCACTGGTTTTAATTTTCCAAAAGCTATTCTTGGTGGTATAAAACTAGAAGGTAGTGAAGCAAACTCTCAATTACTTGGACCAGCATTTGGAGATGTTTTAGGAGGTACACCATATTCTGCTCACGGTTTACATAGAGCTGTTATTTTTACAGCAGAAGAAGGGCAACCTGGTTTAGGAGGTGTAGGAAATGACACGTTTTACGTATGCGGTTTTGCTGGAGGCGCTTATGATTTTTCTACTGGAGTATTAGTAGATGGCGCTATAACTAGTGATACAGAAACTAGTATTACAGTTAAATCAGTAGATCCTAGAAAATGTTTTCAAATAGGTGATGAAGTTTATGTACATGACGTAGACACTGCTATAGGTACTATTAAATCTATGACAAGCACAAACATAACATTAAACGCTGCAATAGCAGGAGGTACAGATATTGCAGATGAAGACGAGCTTGTAAACGCTAATCCTATTAGAATTAAACTAGGATTTGTATTATAAAAACAAATTAACTTAAATTAAATAAAATGGCAAAAAAAGAAAAGGTTATAGACTTAAAACCTGAAAAAATAACTGACGAACAGTTAAAAAAAATTCAAGATACTGTAAATGGTATGAATAGAGCTCAACTAGAAATAGGTACAATGGAGCTTAAAAAACACGAAATGTTACATGGTATATCTGGTCTTAGAGAGCAATTAGTAGTTTTACAAAAAGAGCTTGAAAAAGATTATGGTACTTTTGATGTAAACATAGTAGACGGAACAATAAATTATCCAGAAAATGGCGAAGTTAATAAGAAAGATTAGCGTAGGTAAAGACTACAAAAACGACGCTATGCACTACGCTGTTGGTCAAGAAGTTTATGGTGGTCATACTATTTGTGATATTATAGAAGAAGAAGATAAATATTCTATTTATATTAAAAAGCAAAAAGATGTTTTACCTTGGAAAGACTTTAACAAAAACATGGCTGTATCTGTAGAATATAATCTTGAGTACTAATGAAAAGTGTTCATAACTTTGTTATAACACCAAAAGGCAAAAGATATAATAACACAAAAAAAGTTGGTGATTCAGAGTTGATACTTAACACTGAAATATTTAATCATCAATACGTTAACAGAGAAGCAACTGTTATATCAACGCCAATAGCAGGTTATACCGAAATACAATCAGGAGACACTGTTTTAGTACATCATAATATTTTTCGTAGATGGCATAATGTTAAAGGTGTTGAAAAAAATAGTAAAAGTTATTTTAACGAGTCAATATATTTTGTAAATAAAGACCAAATATTTTTATACAAAACAAAAAATAACTGGATAGCACCAAAAGGATATTGTTTCGTAAAACCTTTAAAATCTATAGATAAATTTAATATTGAGCGAGAAAAACCATTACAAGGTATTGTTAAATATTCTGACGGCACCGTAAACGTTAATGATCTTATAGGTTTTAGACCAAACAGCGAATATGAGTTTATAGTTGATGGCGAGAGACTATACAGAGTTTTATCAAATTTTATTACAATTAAATATGAATATCAAGGAGACGAAAAAGAATATAATCCAAGCTGGGCGAAAAGCAGTTAATGAACTTATTAAAGTAGCTGAAGAAAAAATAATAACTAACACTGAAGACGATGTATCGGCTGATAGATTAAAAAATGCAGCTGCAACTAAAAAGCTAGCTATATTTGATGCATTTGAAATACTTAACAGAATCCAAGAAGAAGAAAACTTGCTTGAGGGTAAAGCACCTGAAGATAAAAAAGCAAAAGTATTTAAAGGATTTGCAGAAGGAAGATCTAAGTAATGTACGAGCAAAGTTTAATTAAAATAATAGAACCTATTAAAAAGACTACTATTAGTAGGCTTAATAAATCTAAAAAATGGAAATATGGATACAATAAAGAAAACGATATCATTGTTATATCAAAAACTGGTAAAATTGGTGAGATCATTGAAATACAAGGGTTGCGAATTGCTTTGCCGTTGGAACCAATGCACGTGCACACCAATAAAAAAAGTAAGTGGCAAAAAATAGAATATCCAAAAGAATTAAGTAGATTAAAAAATATATTTGATTGGAGATCATACCCTGAAGATCAAAAAGAAAAATGGTATGATTATATAGACGAAGAATTTAAACGTAGAGAAGAAGGCTTTTGGTTTATGAATAATAAAAAGCCTACGTATATAACAGGTACTCATTATATGTATTTGCAATGGAGTAAAATAGATGTAGGTGCACCTGATTTTAGAGAAGCAAACAGACTGTTTTATATATTTTGGGAAGCATGCAAAGCAGATAAAAGATGTTATGGTATGTGTTATTTAAAAAACAGAAGATCAGGCTTTTCGTTTATGTCGTCTGCAGAAACAGTTAATTTAGCTACAATATCAAGTGATAGTAGATATGGTATACTATCAAAAACAGGTGCTGATGCTAAAAAAATGTTTACAGACAAAGTAGTACCTATTAGTATTAATTATCCGTTTTTCTTTAAACCAATACAAGATGGTATGGATAGGCCAAAATCAGAGCTTGCATATAGAGTACCAGCTAGTAAGTTTACAAGAAAAAAGATAACTGCTAACGAACAGATAGAAGATATACAAGGTTTAGATACAACTATAGACTGGAAAAACACAGGTGATAATAGTTATGACGGTGAAAAGCTAAACTTGTTAGTACACGATGAAAGTGGTAAGTGGGAAAGAC